ATGCATTTTTTAAGTTGTTAAATCTCCTGCAACATACCATTCGTCAGTTGCTCTTTTTATTAATGTTGCTATTCCATATTGTGCAGCGATTTTTAGCTTTCCACCTGATGATCTTAAAGTTACCCCTGATACTGGAGTAATAGTTGTTTGACCTGCTCCTTGTTGCGCTACTAATATTTGCGTTCCAATTGGAAAAGCATCCGTTGAATTCAATGGCACTCCTAATGTATTTGCGCTTCCGTTATTTACTTCAATTAATTTATTAGCATCAGCTAAAACTAAAGTATAAGATGCAGTTTTATTGACAATAGTTACATTTGTTAATTCAGCGCCTGTAATATACTTTGAATCATATCCTCCTGATCCGTCTGATTTGCTAATAATTAGAAGATCAGAAGTTTCAAGATTACTTCCTTTCGCTGTTAATTCCGATATTTTTACTTCTGCCATTTTGTTTCAAATATTTCTTTAACTTAATAATGTTTTTAATCTTTGGATTTCTTGTAATAATTTTTTTCATATATACCAATTGCTGTTATTTACATCTGAAGAAGGATACATATCACCTGAACTGTTCGTATTGTATTCTGGAAAAAGACTTGAATTATTGCAAATATAATCCACGAATCTTTGCGCATAATGTTCTGCGATTTTATTCTCGGATGCAACTAATTCATTAATCTCTTCCATTGTTGCCGATACACTGTTCTCTGCCTGATGTTTATAAACTCCTTTATTGGATATACTGAAGGCTGCAAAGTTTAAATACTCCATCATTGCAAAATGGATCAACATAGGCTTTACATATTTTGTCAATAAAGTCAAATAATTTCCTGCCAAAGATCCTGCAATTATATCCGATTGAATCTTCTCTAATAAATCCGTTCCGAGATAATTCTGGATGTGAGTATCTTGTGCAACCTTAATCCATTGTATAAATTTATCTGTATCCACCGACCCATTCATGGATGTGAATTTGACAATGTCTGATCTTGATATTAATAACGCTTCTGCCATTTCTTTCTATTTTTTGTAATTTGGATGATGACCATGATCAGGCATATTTATAGGTGCTTTCTTTGAGTCTTTCTTTCCTGATGGATTTACGGAATAAGGAACAGAATTTACTTCTTCTGAACTGCTTAATGATTTATCTTTGTAATAATCTCCATCTGTTTTTTTCTTTAATCGATACAGATTCTCCTTCCATACATGGTAACAGTTAACACCGCCTTTAAACCTAAATAAACTATAATTCTGACCTTTATGCCCGAATGAATTATTAACCCCCTGAAATGAAGCCATATCAATGTCCTCTTTACGATATCTCACTCCTCTTGCATTTCTTGCTTCCATCTTTTGACAGAAATCTCTGCTTTTGCTTGACTTTGCTGCTTTTGCTATACGCTCATAAGAATAACGAACTTTATAAATATCCTTATCTAATGAAGACTTTCTGTTAGGATAACTTTTTATAATATCCGCTAATTTAGTCAGCGCTGATTTTTTTGGCTTGATCAATCTGTTTGCCCATTCTTCAATGCTCTCATTTTCTTCATCTATATCTCTGGCATCAACTAACTCCCACTCTTCTTCATCAATGATTTCTCCTTCTAAATTCTTTAAAACATGATCTTTCTGCTCATCGGTTAAAACTTCCTGATGACTTAAATGACAACACCCTTCTTCTTTTAGATTAACCCCTTCCTTCTCTTTTAATTCCTCCTCTGCAACTTTATCTAAATCCTTAAAATCTAAAGGCTGCAATGTTCTAAAATATAACCTTAATGAAACTCCATTAAAAGCTAAAATGCTCTCTATTGCGTCAAGGATTGCGTTCTGAATTGGTTTAATTACCATGTTATCAAAAAGAATAGACGAATCTTTTAATTCGTCGGCATTCGAAGAGAATCCATTCTTTGATGCTATACCAAAAAGTAACGGTGACGTTACGTTGTGCGAAACCATAATCTTCCTCATGCATTCATCTGCCAAGTATTGATAATGTTCAGGAGCGTTATTAAGTTGAATATCGTCGACTGTGGTCTTACTAATTTCATCACTATTAAAAGAAACGATTACCTTCTGACCTTGTGAACCCGTTAACTTATTCATCACTTTAGAACTGATTATTCTCTGTTGTTCCTCCGTTGGTATTCCATTGTTAAAATTCACGACTTTAGTGGAACTGAAAGAATTCTGAACATCGTTAATCAAGTAATCGCTAATCTCCTGCTCTAATGTTGCGTAAGATAAACCTCCAACATAATCTACGCATGAATAGTATTTCATACTTGGCGTATAATTTTTAAAGCAAAGGATTTCAATTGATTCTTTTGATGATCCGAAAGATGGAATTCTTTTAGGTGGATATTTTTTTGTATCCTCCCAATTATCAGAATAATAATATGCTTCGATTTTACCCTCTTCATTGCACTTCTCTGGAGCAATTAATTGAATAGGGATATGCATCGCCTTAATGATCTTTTTATGATCTTTAGTATAATGAATTTGAAAGGCTGCCTGACCAAGCATTTTGTAATCTAAAATTACCTTTTTTAAATCATCCTTATCAAAAAGCATTAAAGCCTGCGCATATTCATTAGGCCTGTTTTTTGCATCTAATGCTGACAATCCTTTTCCGTAAACTAATCTGCAAATATTGTTTATTATTGCATTATTTGTTGTTGAATTTTTATAATTGTCAATTAGAAAATCAAAGTATGAATTATCTTCTCCATATAGAACCCAATCTCTTTTAGTTGATTCGACTACTTCTGGCGCTTCATACGCTGCTAAATTTATGATGTGAGTATTATTATTCATAGATTATAAATTCATTTGTTGAAGAGTTCGAATTATAAACTCCATTATTAACTGAATAGTTTGAAAGATCAGTTTGATTCGTTACGAAAACTCGATCCCTGAAAACAATATCAGTTCCATTCTTTACTAATAATCGATAAAATCTATTTTCAACTAAATCAAAAGCAGGAGATGTCGTATGAAATGTTGCTGTGATTGTTTCGTAATAATCATTAGATGCAGTTGAATCGATTGTAATCTGCGTTGTTTTATTCTCTGATTCATCCTTTAAGAATAATCCATCATAAGTTTTAGATCTTGGAATAAACTTGAAAGACTGTGGATTCGTATCGACTTTTAATATTATCATATTATTATAACGTAAATTTACAAAATTGTTGGAATAAAAAAAGGGAAATCGAATGACTTCCCTTCTTTAGTTATATGAAAATATAAGATAAAGGAATATCTTATGAAGAAGTAACTACAACAGATCCTCCCATTAAAGTTACTAACTCTGCTTCTGTTGTGCAGTTAATAAAGTTAGCAGGTAGTTCTTCCATACCAGTGAAGGTTAACGAGTATCCGTTAAAATCACCAAGTGCCGAACCACTTGAAATTGTTCCTGCTGAAACATCGCAACCCTGATCTAATCCCATTAGAAACCACTGATCTCCACGTGCGTGAATTATTATACGTGGTCTTCCATAAGAAATTAGCTTCACATTCTTTGTGGATTTAACGTCTTGGCGCTTTAATTGAACAGAAAGCGTCTGTTCAAAAAACGTCGTACCATTTTCACGTGAACTGGTAATTGTTTGTTCAAACGAGTTATTACCCTTCAATTCGAATTTATACAGGCTTGTTGATGCTCCTGTTATAGCGGTAATCTGATCCGTGTTATCTCCTGTTCCATAAGTTACGACAGAAGGCACATCCAAATCTCCGTAGTTAATCATGTAGATAGCGTGTAAACCACTCACAGCGTCTTTACACGCTTCGGTTCTTCCACCAATTATATCACAACTCATTGATTTAAGTTTTAAAAAGTTAAAAAGGGAGAAGGCTTTCTCCTCCCTGAATATTATTATGCGTAGATAACTACGTCAGAGTTAATTCCCATTGCAACCGCTGCTGTAAAACGCATGATTACTCTCACGTTCTGACTTCCATCAAGGTTACTCATGTCTAAAACCTTCACTTCGTTACTGTCATTTAACAGACCTGTACCGAAAAACAAGTTAGATTTTTGCGCTGCCATCATTGAAGAAGCAGGAAGGCCTTGCGCTACGACAACTGGAATACCGTCGAATGATAACGCACCGTTTGAATACCATTGTGTCCCTTTGTTATCAACACCATTTGCTCCGATTGTTGCAGTGAAACCACCTAATGCTCTGATGTAATTTCTTGCTACGTTTGGTGCAACATAGATATGAACGTCTTCTTTCCCATACACGGCTGTTGGTATTGCATCTACCACCTTACCCATCTCATCGATTACGTTTCCTGCTGTAGATCCTGTTCCTGTTACAGAAACGCATCCTGATCCACCTGCTGTTGCAAGATAATAGAATCCATCAAATTCTCCTGCTGTACCCGTTTGACCACTCCAAATATTGCTTTCGATTTTTGCAGCAACTTTTTCTGCTGTATAAGCGATAACAAAATCTTCGAAAGATTTAGGAAGATTGTCATGAGCAGAAAATCCCATTTCTGCTGCTTGCCATGAAGCATGTAAATCTTTTTTGCACAATTGCACGTTAACTTGAAACTCTTCAGGTGTAATTACCTTTTCAGTTAAAGTTAATGTCCCTGATGCAGAGAAGTCACATGTTGCATCTGCAACGATGTCATTATAAGAAGCCACTTGTAAAACTGATTTATGCTTTACGTTAGGCATTATTGTGATTAGACCTTTGTCTAATGTCGATGCACTTAAAAGTGCTGCGGAAATGTATTTACCTGCGAACTCGCCTGCATACGTTGTTCCTGTTGTTACTGGATTTGCCATTATTTAAAATTTATGATTTAAAATTTATTTACTTAATCTTTTCATTACTCTGTCGAGAGTAGTTTCAGTTCTATTTGCTGAAAATCTGAATCCTTCAGTTTCTTTTTTGTTTTCAGGATTGTGAACTATTGGAGTAACTTCTTCTTCAACTGATAATTCAACCTCTTTAGTTTCTTCAGTTTTTTCTTCCGTTAATTCCTCTTTAGTCTCTTCAGTTTTTTCAACTGCTTTCAATTTGATATCTTCAAGTTCTTTTTTCAAAGTTTCATTTTCAGTTTTCAATGCTTCGATTTCTGAAAAGAAAGATTCTTTTGAAATTGTTTCAACTATCTTTTTAGGAGATGCTGTTTCTTTTTCCATGTACTCTTCTTCTTCTCTTGCCTCTTCTTCAACAACTTCTTCTTCTTTCTCTTCTTCTTTCGCTTCTCCTTCTTTGATCTCAAAGATCACTCCTTCTTCTTTAACTACTAACAATCTTCCATCTTCTAACTCGTAATCTCCTTCAGGAAGAGGAACTTTTCCGTCTTCTGTAATTATTACAATAGAATCCTCTGCTTTGAAAGATTCGCTTTCTACAATTGTTAATCCATCGACTAACTTCATTTGAGCAAGTTTTACTTCCTCTGCTTCAACTCCTAAAAGAGTTTTAATTTTGCTTAAAATTTCCGTTGTATTCATTTTTATTTCCTTTTTTAATAAAACGTATTATTTTTAATCTGTTGGATTTTCTCTAAATTTTACCTACTCCTTGAGCATAAATTGTTCCATCGCAACAGTCAGGATGATAAGTATTGTCATCGCATAAGCATCCCCTTGTTCCTCCTTTTGGAGAAGTTTTACTTTGCGTATTGCTTTTTCTTTTTCTTCCTTTTTTTCTTATAATTTTTTTCATAATCTAAAATTAAATCTTTTAATTCATTGATGATTTCTTGATCTCTTTCTTTTTTAACTGCTTCTAATTTTCCGATCTCTTTCAATTTGCTTTCTGACCATCTCAATGCTGCTAAACCTCCCCACAATAAATATGAAATGTTTCCGCAATCATTTGTGTCAGCATCATCGTAATATGTTTTTGCTCTGCTTAAATAGGAATACATTCTTGAAATTGTTTCCTCACTAACTGCTTCTCCATTAGCTAATTGTTGCGCTCTAACTTTCCCTGTTTGCGTTGCGCATTTATTGTTGTTCTTTTCGTTTAATTCAATTCCTCTTTTAGCATTGTTTTTTACTGCATCAGGGTAATCAGAATAAGATTCTAATTCTTCTTTATTTGCTTCATGAGATTCGCATGGCATGAACCAAGTTTTACCTTCAAGTTCATGTTCATGATATCCATTGCAACCTACTTCTTTAGCAACTTGTAATGCTTTTTCTTTTGTTGAATATGCAGTTCGATCATCTATAACTGCAAGTTCATCGTCTATTACAACAGATTTTAACTGTTGATTACTTGCTTCAACTTTTTCAGCAAAAAACCCTTCAATGCTAAATCCTTTAACCTCCCCTGATTTAACTTTTTCCCACATCTCTGGATTGTCCACTTTCATGGAAATCATCCAACTACCAACAGGTGCATTAAATTCATATAAAGCAGATTTATCCATTTTAGAATCCTCGACGATCCATGACTCAACGATTGTCATACCGTCAATTTTAGTTGCATGTTCTAAAGTTGCGTTTTTTTGATTTGATTTTTTTAGGAATAATTCAGATACTTTTCTAATTGTTTTCTTACTGAAATAGATATAGTATTCTTCATTCGTCTTTTCATTCCTTCTGTAAATCTGCTTGTTTGGAATCAAAGCCATTCCCATCAAGATCTTTTTCTCTTCATCAATAGTTTTTAATTCTACTTGATGCTTATTTAATGCAATGAAGTCACTTTCAATTGCAGGATTTTCTACGATGGATACAGCGTCAACGCCTGCATTCTCATCTTCTTCATTTAATATTAATTCAACTATCTTCATAATATATGAACGTTATTTATTTAAATTGTTGCGTTTTCAATCTTATTCCTATCTAATGACTGTGCCGTTGTTATATCGCCAGAAACAACATAAGCCTGTGTTGGCTGCATCTGCAAACCTGCCAACTGCGAAATCCCTGAATCACCGACCACGTTAAATGATGGCGCTGATGCTGATCCTGTTCCTCCACTTGGCGCTTGGATTTGACCTGATCCTGATCCACCCCCTGATGGCTGAAATTTTTGTTTTGCTATTGTAGCGATTTGCGCTGCACCTGCAACTGCAACAACGGCTGCATTCGCAATCCTCATAGATTGAGTTGGAGTAAAATCAGTTGTTTGTGCAAAGGCTTTCATTATACCCTCCGCTGTGCTGATTACCGCCTGCGCAATACCTACGGCTTTATTTACATTGAATGCTCTTTTTGCGCTTTTCTCATTATCGGCTGCTAATGCATTAACAAGATCTCCAATTGCTCCAAGACCTGAATGTGCAATTTGTAATCTTGCTGCCATCACTTCCTTATCTAATTTCTTTTGTTTTTCTGCATTTTTTTCTGCCATTGTATTCAATGCTCCATACATAACGGCATAAATATCTTTAGTTTTATTCGCTTTTGTTTGCTCAATACTTAATTCAACATCACGAAATTCTAATCTTTTTAAAACTTCTTGTTCTCTAAACTTGTCATCTATATCTTTAAGATCTTTTTTTAGCTTGTCTTGTG